CGCAATCGACATATTCGCGGAATAGTGCTGCTGTTTTTTTGTGCAACTTTAATTCATATCGCTGATAACTGTATTGAGTTATTGGTTCGTTGAAATTGATTATCTCACTATGAGCAATCAAAATTATGTTCATGCTGCGCTTGTCGCGTAGGATTTCTAGTTGATCCTTTAAAAGCCCCCACTGCCTAACAGCTTCCACATAACCTTTGCCGAAGCCTCCGCATGCTAATTCAATTGATTTAGTGCGACTTTCATCACAGATTGAGCGATAAAGAATAGGTTCCAGCCAATCAAGAGAATCAATCACTAGACTTTTAAATGAATGGTCCTTTATGGCTAGATCATTTATTGCGGTTAGTACCTCTGCCCAATTCTTAGGCGCAGGAAAACGAGTTACATCTAAATTATCTGTTCCCCTTTCTGAGCCCAAAAAGATCGGATTAGGAGCTTGCGACCCAAAGCTTGTTTTTCCAACGCCATCAATACCATGAATTAGAACGCATACCGGTCTTTTAATCTTACCCTTCGTTACTCTGTCTAACATCATTACTCTCCTTAATAATCTCCATGACGCGGCTTATCTGCTGCGATGGTATTCTATTCTTGTTAATCCAATGAGATATAGTAGTGCTACTTTTATAACCAAGCCTTGCTGCGAGCTCGGTAGGATGATGAGTTTTAAGCCACGCCTTTAGCGCAACCATCTCAGGTTTTGACCTCATTCATAATGCTCCGAAATTCTTGTTGAAATTAATATTGAATAGTTGAATAATTATTTCAACAACAATTTAAAATTATTTATGAAAGTCAAGATAGTGAAACATTACATCATAACCGATGAACTAATAGACCGGTTATACAAGCACTCAAAGCCTGGAGTTTTTAAAAGCGAGTATGAAAAAGTATTGCGAGAGTTGAAAAAAAATAAAATCCCAGAGGGAACAATGACGGTCAGATGCCTCGGTTTTAATGCTGACGGCAAGAACTTTAAAATAGACATTCCAATCAGCTTCAACCACGGCTAAACTGTATGAAAAAAGGGACACAAATGGAAAACGACATTGCTTTTAATGCAGGCGGCTATGAGATGCTGCGCCTATGCAGTAACGGAGACATATTTATTCGAGGTCAATTGACAACCAATGATTGCCAAGTCGTCGAAGGTTTAAAAGAATGGCTAAAAGCCGCAACCAAGGTTTTTGGGAATAGTTCTATTGTGACTACCTCAACTATAGCGAAAATTGACAAATGATTAGCCGCGAAGAAGGGAAGATTTTAAGCGATATTATCAACCGTATATTAAAACACGGTTTATCGGCTGAAGCCCTTACTCTTGCGGTAGAGATCGCATATGAGGAAGGGAAAAGACGTGGAAGAGAACTTTCTAAAAGCGGTAGTAGAAGTGACTTTGACAGCGAAAGCCAAAGCTAAGAGTGAAAATGATGCATATATCGATGCGAATGTCAATATAATTATTCTCAATATAAAAGATATGATCAAATCCGCGGCTAGAAGTGGGAAAAGCTCTGTTAAAATCCAATGGCTTTTCGAAGAGCCATTCTTCCAATCAAAACTATTAAAAGCTCTAGAAACTGCTCTTACTGGATTTAAAATTGAAACTGTCCATAGATATATAAGGATTTCCTGGAATGAAAAATTGGGAACAATGGCGAAATGAAGGCATAGGATCTAGTGATGCTCCAGTCATCATGCAAAGATCGCCTTGGAAAACTCCATATCAACTTTGGGAAGAAAAAACCGGATTAAGAACATTCGAGTCAACAAACTGGGCAACTCAACGCGGTCATAGAATGGAACCAATGGCACGAGCTCACATTGAGTTTATGTTGGATCGAGAATTTCCACCAGTATTAGCGGAGCATCCTACTTTTAACTTTCTTCGCGCATCTCTTGATGGATATTGTAAAGAAACTAATACAATTTTAGAAATAAAATGCCCTGGCGCGGAAGACCACGCCAAAGCTAGAGAAGGGAACGTCCCAGAAAAGTATTATCCGCAATTACAGCATCAATTACTTGTCACGGGAGCTGAAAAGGCTATATATCTTTCATTCACAGAATCCGATAATGCAACTGTAATTGTACATCCTGATCAAGTTTACTTATCTGAATATTTTATAGAAGCTTGTGATTTTTGGAACTATGTAAAAACAAAAGAGCCACCGCCGCTGATCGAGCAAGATTGGAGAAGCACGCGAAGCAAGGCATTGCGCCTTGATCTTGAGGAATATCATGCGGCTTATCTTATTGATGGTGTGCGTGCTGAATATTTACGCAAGAGGATTTGGGAAGTACACGAAATCGGAGACCGTCGTTTAAAGTTAGGCGAATTTAAGATTGACGGCCCCCGACAAGCTATCTATTTTCACTCACAAACTTTGCAATGACGGTTTTTTGCTTCTCACCAAATTGCGAGTAGTTCGAGCTCCCGCGCTGCGGCATAGACCCGTTTGCTATCCGCGTGGGAGCTTTTGAACTTAGAAAAGCTTCCTCGCTAGATAGAAAAGTGGCACCGCTGTGGCACTGATCACAAAAATTGATAAGTATAGGCTTAACATCATCATTAAAAGTAAGTTCGTTATCGCTTTTAGGAGGATCATTAGGAACCGGAGTTTCATACCCACCGCCTGAGCCGCAACTAAGCACAATGAACGCCACAAAAAAGAGTAAAATCATATGTCATCCTCAAATAAATTCATTTCTTCGATGAGAATAGGCAAGCCTTGGACTAGCTGCTGAAAGTTGACTTTCCCATTTGGCTGCAAAAGCCTACCAAGTATCGCGCTAGCGGTACTAGATGAAGCTAAACCGTTCTTCAGTTCATCTTCTGTTATTCCCAGCATTCCTGCTACTTGACGTGCGTCCTGCTCTAGGCGGAGCTTATCTACCAAGGCATTAATCGGATCTTCAGTTTCATTTACGCTTATTTGACGCATAGCACGAGAGTATGCCTCGTTTTCTTCTCTGAAGATTGCATTGCCTGTCTGAGCTGACTTGAAGAAGATTCGGCCCAGTTGCTTATCGACAGCATTAAAGCTCGTATTAGCCGCGATATGTGGACCTATTGAATCTTTTACAGGAATAAACCCTCCTGCGTGACATCTATAACAGCTACGCGCATTCTGAATAGTGCCATTTAGTCCTACTGAAGCCGAAGCGGTGTCTTGAACTATATTCGTGGGAGCAAAATTTTGACGGTTTCCAGCGGCATCGAAAAGCGCAAAACCTAACATCCCATTTGGTTTGGTATAAATGCATTCTCCGGCATTTGAGACAAAGAACTTTTGAGAGCGAGCAAACCGTGGGAACGGTGCCTCTAATAAGTTCTTCTGATTAACCAAAACTCCGTCAATTAAGGTTGGCGCAATCACTACATCGTCAGTGTCCTCGGTACACCATAGGGAACCATCACGAGATTTGGTTTTATAAATCAGCCTGTATTGTCTATTACTCGTTATAATGCTTTCATTCATTCCCCATACATTGACTTCAGAATCCCTATCGTCAAATGCTTGCTGAAAATTAGCTCCAAGTTTTTGCTGAAAAGCCGCAAAAGTCGCGGGAGTTTCTTCCAGCCCATAATATGCCGCATTTAGTGCGGTTTCCGTAAAATTATGCCCATTCATCAATGGCCTTATGCTTTGCGTGAGGAATTGAAGTGTGCGCCCTCTTATAGTATTTGAAGTGAATTTAAAAGGATCAGCATTTTCGATTAAAGCCCATTTTTGAGCGGTCAAACCAAAATCATTAAGACGAACCATAATGATGGAATTGGCGGGGCCGATTGCTTCGACCTCGCCTAACTCACCCTCAGAAGAAACAGAATTCAGAGCTTTAAGCACTGCATCCCTACACTCCCCAACCGCATCTATTCCATCAGCATTAAACTGGTCAGCACAAGTAATAAACCTTGTTTGCCTCCGTTCAAATTCCGGCAAACGACTAACTGCAGTTATTGCTACATCTTCTTGCTCGTCCCATCTTATAAACCCTGGTAATGTATCTTTAACAGGAGGAGGAGTTTCATCGGGTATTTTTTGAGGAATACCACTAGGTTTCGGCTCCCGTGGTTGCTTTGGAGCCGAACAAGCAGCAAGTAAAAATAATAATATAAAACGCATAAACACCTCACCTAATACTATAAGGTCAATCACATGAAATTTCCAACCGAGAAAACCGTATTAAAATTGTTTGTTCGACAAAGTTTTACTTTTACAGGCTGCCGCCAATGACTTATGAAATTCATTTTATCCAAGGTCTTTTTTGGAGGCGCTGCGAAATACAAGGTAACGATCTTGTGAAGATTGCTAGATTTTTTGCAGGCAATGAAATCTATCCTTTTATGATTTTCCCTTGGGTTAATGGCTCCATTAACTATGATACTCTCATTAAATGTGCTGAGATAGTGACGGGAAAGAATATCAAAGATAATAATGTAATAATAAAGCCCAAGTCGTTTTGGAACAGGTCAACTGAAAGTCAAAGTGAGGTCTAGGAAGCCATTGAAACACAAGTTCACTATTATATAACCGTGATTTATATTCGTATTCCAGTGTAGGCTTAACACTGAAACCTTTATACGGTTCTATACCAATTCTCCCATAGAAATCTTCATTGCCTATCTGACTCTCGATCCAGATGAATTGATTAAAAGCATACATTCCATGTAATGCTGCAATATGTTCAGTATTATAATATTGATCTAGAAAGAATGCGTAAGAAACACCAACAGAGCCAGTCTTGTCAGGGAAATAATTCACACGGCTAGCCCATCCTTCTTTGCCCTTTAAATAGCCATTTTCGAAGTCGTCGGGATGCCCGAATATCTTAGCTGCCGATATTTCAAAGTTTTCCGATCTATAAACAGCCTCTGCATTAAGAGTTTCACGCCCTTGATTCCAATGTTTAGCTCTAAAAAAATATTTATGTTCATTGCTCATAATCCCGAAAGCAGGGTAAAATCTTCCTGCTCTGACGTGTAAAAATGGAAGTATTTCAGCCTGAATCAAATATTCTCTTGATTCAGGCTTTTCCTTCTCACCGTAAAGACCAAACGAACCGAGTAAAAAATATTTCCTTTGCCAGTTCAGAGCAATAGATCCCTCTCTTTGCATAAAGAAAGAATGCTCATAATCTTTTTGAGATAAAGAAAGATAAGATATATCACCGCCTAAATCTATCGAATCAGATGTTTGGATGACCCCATATAAAAATGCGGTCTCATCCTCCGTTCCCCAGGTTGACATTGCCTCAGCGCTTAACAATCTACCGTATGGCGTGAGCGTTCCGCCTCCAGTAATGCTTACATGACAAGACGAGCAAGAGTTATAACCGTAGCGAATATTGTCAGGGAAGGACAAGCCCAGGAATGGCGTCCAACTTAACAATAATACTAACTTTGTCATCAACCCCAACACCCGCATAACTCGCCTTTTGTATGTTAAATTCACTCATAAGTATATTAAACTTTGCCTCTACTTTACCATCCCCAATAAATGCCGTTCCTTCGACTTTCTTCTTAGTCCCATGCAGTGTAAGCTTGCCCTCCCAATTAAAGAAGCCATGTTTTGGAATGGAGACAGGCTTTAGCCAAAGTTTTGCCATAGGGTACTTTTCGGTTTCCAGATACTTTTCGCGTAAATGCTTATTCCGCAAACTTAATCCAGTATCGAAATTATCTAGCTTGACCTCAAATATTCCTGTGAACTTACCACCTTCAAACCATGTGCGACCGAAGTCAACTTTAGCGCCTTTCCCCTCGATGTTGAGGAATCCTGGATTCCCCATTGTCTCGAATGTCACGCTGTTTTCTGCGATTGCCACTCCAGCCGAGAATAGCAAAAAAAGTAAAGCAACTATTTTAATCATC